ATCAGATAATGTAAAAGAATATGTTGAAGCAGATACTGCACTATTAATTCTATCATCAATCGCTGCTGCTGTCATTAAGTTTGCATCGCTATCTACAAATGATTCCCCTGCTACAAGTTTTACTCCTGCAGCTATTTGGTCTATATCATCTATTTCGCTTTTTTGTGCTAAAGTTCCTAATCCTAAAGTATCTCTCATAGCACCAACATTAGCATCATCTAATAATGTTTTTGCAGTAGCACTAATTGTGGTACTGGCTGGTAATGATAATGTTTTAATATCTGCATCTACTTCTGAATCCATTAATGCACCAGCACTTGTTACATTAGCAGTATCAGTTACATCTGCACTTGCTTCAATAGCATTTAGTTTACTATGATCTGCATCTGTAAATACATTAGAATCAGTAGCTGCTTCTACTGCAGTTCTTATTTCTGCATTACTTTGGTCGGCTGTTGCACTTGCTTCTATGCCATCTAACTTTGAACCATCTGCTGATACATCTCTACCATCTACAGTTTGTGAACCTGAAAAAGTTATATTACCTGTCATTTGCCCACCAGCTAAAGGTAGTTTTGTAGCAATACTATTAGTTACTGTTGTAGAGAAGTTAGCATCATCTCCTAATGCTGCAGCTAATTCATTTAAAGTATCTAATGTGCTTGGTGCAGAACTAACTATTCCAGCTACTTCAGTATCTACATAGGCTTTGATTGATTCTGAACTTGATAATTTGGTAGCACTTGCTCCTGACATTGTATCTGAGTCTAATATAGCACTACCGCTTACTCCAGTGTTAATTACTGGACTTGTTAAAGTTTTATTTGTTAAGGATTGCGATCCTGTAAGAGTTACTTCTCCTGATGCTGTTATATCAATTGCTCCATCGCCTGCGTCATCATAGGCTGCAGATAGGTTAGTATGACTTGCATTGGTAACCAACATAGCACCGACTGTATCTTGTATGTATTCAGTGATAGTTTTGCTACCGATATATAATTCTGTTGATACTTTGACTTTATTTGAAGCGATCTGTAGATCTGATGCAGTCCCATCTCCATCATACAATATGCGAAGTGTACCATCTATTCCTCCAGTTTCGCCTGTGTGAATTAATTGAGTATATCCCTGATTTACAGGTGTATTTCCTATGTTTGTATTGCTACTCATTAATCTATGTCTAATTCTTTTCTGATGTGATCGTCTGTCATTCGTTTAGATCCTCTACCGATATCGTCAGAGATTATCATTGGTTTGCTTATTAATCTTGTAAGAGTTCCGTCTTCTGTGCAGTTATGTATTTCTTTACTGCATTTTACAAGTTTGTCATCATTAATGCTTTGTATGGTATCAAACCGTGAGCCGCAGGTGCATTTATATTCGTATATTGGCATCTATATCCCCTTCAAATTTATATTTAATACTAATATAGGGATAGCCTAAGCTACCCCCATATTTTACTTATTTTATTAACCTAATTACGGATTAACAAAATTAACTACACCCAGAGCTGTTGAGTTAGCTGCGTGAGATAGTGCTGCTCCAAATAGAGTATCAGCAACAATTGATGTTGCTAAGTGATCGATATCATATGATGATTGTACTCTTGGTGCTACTTGTTGAGCAAAGTATACTGATTCTTTTTTAAAGATAGTAGCTACTTCGTCTCCTGTTCCGCCGTCTTCATCAAAATCAGATGAAACAAATACAGGTAATCCATAAGCTGTGATAATATTACCAGTTGCGTTTGGATTTTGGTCATCGCCTCTTTTTTGAGCTTCTGTAAAGTCGCCTAAAGATAAGAGTGATGTATACAATGATGGAGAAGCATAAAAATATGTTTCGCCGTCTGTGTAGTCGTGATCAGCTGCTAATAATTTCTGCAGTCCACTTCTGATTAATGCTGTAGTAAAAGTATTATCTGCAGCAAGAGTTACATCGTTACCTGTAGCTGATTGTAGAACGTCTACTGCTAAGTAGTTTTCTACTTTTTTAGCTAAAGCATAACCGATTGATTTTGCGTATGAGTTGAATAAGTCAGCTGACTCTTGAACTCTTACGATGTCATCGATTCTTTTAGCTTCGTAGTGATGTTGGTCCACTGCGAGTTGAATTACACCATCCGTGTTATTGGTATATGTTACTGCTGATCCTGCAGATTTTGCTGCTGCTGTTTCTTCAGTAATTTTTGGTATATTCAGTGTGTCGCCGCCACCAGCTAACAATGAAGAAAAGTCTGATACTTGATTTCTAAGTCTAAATTGTCTCTCAGAATAGTCAAGGATAGCGTCTCTCCAGAGTTCTGGTATAAAATTAGCAGCGGTTGTTGGTGTTACATTTCCATTTGCCATGTTATTTCCTCTTTAAGATGTTATTTGAATTGTTACTATTTATATCCCTCTATGATTTGCTGCCAAAGTTTAGGATTCTTTCTGGCTTTTTGCTTATCGTCATAAGTCAGATCTTCCCATTTTGCGTTTTCTGCAAACTTTCCGCTTGCTGTCACTTCTTTAGCATCAGTCACTTGCACTTTTCTATTTCCCAATCTCTCGATGTGCTTCTCCAACTTTAAAGTTGAGAGGTCTTGATATATTTCTTGTTCTTCATCCGAGAGTTGAGACAGCAGATGTTCTCTTCTTTGTTTTTCTTGAATTTCAAAAGTTTCTACGATAGGCTTTAGCTTCTCGTTTTCTTCTTTAATGTTTTCATACAAAGTTTTAAACTCTTCCTTCTCTTCCAGTTGTTGTTGCTCCTGGAGTTTCAGGTTATCTTTGAGTTGTGTTAACTCGGCTTCTGCTGTTTGAGCTCTTGTTCGGTACTTCTTACTTTCTGCAATTAAGCCACCGACTTCTTCGTTAGTATTTACTTCCTGCGTAGGAGTTTCTGCTACTGCTTGTTCTTCTACTATTTTGTTTTCTTCGGACATCTGTCCTCCTTGTTTGTGTTATCCAATTGTTTTAATCTTTACTGGCTTGCTTTCGTATTGTTTTATTTTTCTTGTCACAATGCGATCTAAAAATTTTCTTGTTTTTTCTTTGTTTGCTGCGTTTAAGGTTGTAATAATATAACCTCTTCTTTCGTTATCTCTTATGATGTCTGCTCTTTCATAAACTATAACCCCTTGATTCTTTTTTCCTTCAGGTCTTATTCTGTTCTTTGTTTCTCCTGTTAGTATCAAGTTCACGCTTCTTGTGAAAGTGTTTAATGACTTTCCTGCTAATTCTTTAGGTCTTCCTGGCTCAAACGATCGAGCTTTGTCTGCTTTGTATTCCTTTGACTTATATCTGTGTCTTCCATTCTGCAGCACTCCTCTATCCATATCTCTAACAATTAAACCTCTTGCGTAGGCTGCTGTTTGTCCCCAGTTTTTTCTTCCAAACTCTATAACTTCATGTGCTTTCATTATACTGGTATCCATTCGTGTCTGCAGTTAAATCCGCCGCCACCTTCAAATGTTGCACCTGTTGATAAACTGTTTACTTCTTCAATGGTTAGACCTTCGTCTCCAACTTCTCCAAGTGTTAACTCGCAGACTTCTCTTGTTCTATCATCGTTTGGTCCAACATATACATATCTTTGTTCTGGAAACTCTTGAAATAGTTTAGCTGTTGTTGCTCTATTAAACCTTGCGAAGCTGTCATTTAAAAGTGCTGCTTGTCCTGGACTGCTTAATGCTCGCGATCCGCCGTATGTTTGTTGGATCTGCTGAAGTATTGAGTCTGATGATTGTCCTGTTAACAGTCCCCTAAGCATTGCCGTTTTAAGTTCGTCTGCATATTTTGCTATTCCTTGTGATAATGTTGTTAGGTCTAACACTGCCAACACTTCTATTGCCTGGACCGCCGTTGCTGTTTGTTTTGTTTTCTGTGCTGCTGTCAATATTCCATAACTTTTTACTGCTTGTCTGTCGTATGATCCTTTTATTTTTCTTAATAAAGCAGTAACTCCTAATTCGTTTAAATCATCTAATAGATTAATTTGTTCAAATGCTGCTGTAAGTTCTGCGTCACTCAATATGGATAGTCCGCTTAAAACCTTGCCTAACTTTTCTATTAGCTTGTCCTGGATTTTTGCCATATCTTTTTCGTAAAAGTTTAAATCAGCCATTACTCTTGTGCCTTAATAATTTTGTCTATTAATGTTCCTTCTGCAGTCGGTGCTTCTTTTGGCTGCTCCTGGTCTATTTGTTCTACAATGTCTATAATTTCTTCTTCTTTAAAGTCTGGATTTTTCTTTCGTAGGTAGCTTTGTCTTGTTTCCAGGTTGTTTGCAAATGCCCAAGTGTAGTATTTGATTTCTTCGTCTTGACTCATTGGTGCTTCTCTTTCAGCAAAGTCTACACTGTATTGATCGCCCAAATTAATACCACCTGATACTTCACAGATTCGTTGTGCTATTTTAAATTGTTGCCTTTCAAAAGGTCGATATATTTGTTCGATGTCACTTCTTAGTGCATCCATTAAGTCCAATTCTGACATCTTCTTTGATAATCCTGACTCTTGTCCGTTGTCTGTCCAGTTAATTCTTACATTGTTTGCTTGTGCTATGCTGTCTACCATGTATTTAGTTGACTCTATCATTGCCTGAACATTAGCATTTGGTGTTGCGTAGCTAAAGTTTGCACCTTCTGGTAATACTAAGGCTTTATCCTGTCCAAGTGTTATTCGTTGTTCTGTGTCCAGACCTGTAAATACGGGCTGACCGAGTTGAAACCTGCCGTGAAGGGCGAGCTCTGTAAGCATAATATTTACGGATCGCATTCCGTTTACCAGATCCGATGCTCCTTCCCTAAAAAAGTCCCTTGTAAATGCGTGCCTGTGTGCTATGTTAAATGGTAATATGTCGCCGTATGGATTCTTATCATCAGGAACTACAGAGGTTATTTTACCTCTACTACTTATCATAAAGTGTTTCCCTTCCATATCTTCTGTATCTTTGCTCCAGAACATGTATTGTGCGTCTTCTGTTCTTGCTTGTAGATGTGATTCTGCTTGATACATAATTGCGAACGGCTCATCTTCGTTTGGTTTAAAGAATGGAGTAAAGAAATGGATCGGTCTGTATTTTAATTGTTTTGATTCTTCATCCCAGTGCGTGTATAATGCTTCTGTTCCTAACAAATATGTTAGCTGCTCAAATTGTTTCATGAAGCTGTCAAGTTCGCCTAACACTTCATTATACTTGTCGTTATATCTTATTGGTGCTTCCTGGTATACTAATGTTCTTCTGCTTATAATGTTTCTGGTTAGGTTGATATAAGCTGGCGGTATTTGAGATAAACTTTCGCTATCAAAATATTTCTTTATGTCGTTCTCCAGGTTTATGCCTTCGTAATAATCGAGCAGTCTTTCTCGTTCCTCTAATTCTCTACTGTGTCCTTCTTCTATTGTTTCAAGTAAAAGATCTAACAGCATTTTTTCTGTTAAGTTATAAATAATCATGATTCGTACCTTTTATAATTTTTTTCTTGCTGACTTTCTATCATCTTATCCTGAAAGTCTTTTATTAACTCTTTATTTAATTCATCTTCTTTTACACTTAATTGATACCCCCATACCACTGCTATTGTAAACGCAGAAATAATACCTGTGCTAAATCCTAAAAAGAAAACTACCACTCTATTGCCTTAGCTTGTCCTTTAAATCCGTACCTAAAGTCCAACGGATACATTAATCCATCGACAAAGTGTGACAATGTTTCCGTCTTTAGTATCTGTCCTTTTTCTACTGTGCAAAGTTCCAGGTCTCTTATTGTGTTCTTACATCCTGGATTAATAAATAATTTGCATTTTCCGTTTGCGTCTTCAAGCATTTTATTTAATGCGTTCATTCTGTCCTTCTGCGTTGGATTAGCTTTTTTACTAATGACAGTAAATCCTGCTTCTTGCAGTATTTTATGATCCGACTTTGTGCTATTGCTTGTTCTGGCATTACCTGCTGGATCTGGATAGCATGGTATTCCTGGTGCTTTTAATTGCATTTGTCTTGCTAATTCAAAAGTATTTGAGTTCTGTAGTCCTATTTCGTCAAATACATATACTTCCCCTGCTGTGTTTTCACACATTAGTATTGCTGTCATATAACTTGCTACTCCAAAGTCAATACCCCAGAACATTCTCGGACTCTTTTCCATTACTCTACAGTGTATGTCTCTACTAAAGTTGTAGGCTACCCTGTTTGCTGCTGTTAGGAAACTTGCCAGATATTCCTGTTCAAATGTTCGCTTATCTAAATTCTTTTTAGCTTTTTCTATTTCTTCTTGCTGAATAAAGCCGCCTTCTAATGTTGTAAATTGCCAGCTCTTATAATCGCTATCATTAGATTGTCCCTTAACATAAAGGTCATAAAAGTGGTTTTGCACTCCTGTTGGTGTTCCTACAAATAATGCTGATCCTTTAGTTTCTGCCAGTGTTGGCTGTATAATCTCTCCCCACACATTCTCCTTCATGTAGCTGTACTCATCCAGGACAACTTTTGAGACTGAGACACCTCGCAGTGAGTCTGGCTTGTCTGCACCCTTGAGTTCAATCTTTGCACCGTTATCAAGTGTAATAGATAATTCAGTTTCATTGATACTGACCTGTTTATTTGCAAATATTCCTTTGAGAAGATTCCAAGATACCATCTTAGCTTGTCTATAAGTAGGAAATATAACCCACCTTCTTTCATTTGGCTTGAGAGGTTTATGCAAAAGCCAGAGAATACTGAAATAAGATTTACCCCATCTTCTTCCAGAACAAATGATTTTATATCTGGTTGCGTCTTTAAGGATTCGCTTCCTTTTGCCATCAATTATCCAATCCATCTACATCAAACACTTTTATTGGCTCATCTGTTTCATCTTTTATTCCTATGGACTGGTGCGGCTTTCCTTCTGTGCGGTTTGCTATAAATTCGACCGCCCATGATTTACCTTCTAATGCATACCTGAATACTTGCCTTAGTACTACCTCAATCTTTGTAATACCTTCTGTTGTCCCTTCCTCCTCAGCAATCTTTCGCAGTATATCTGGTATAGATCTGCTGCCTTGCGGTCTTCCTTTACCTACTGAAGCGGTATTTCCTTTTACAAATTGTCCCTTATTATCCCGATTTGCACCGTTTTCTTTCGGACTATTAGGCTTTTTCTGCTTTGTCACCAGTGTATTCTTCCCATCTGTTTATAATTATGTCGCAATACTTCGGATCGAGTTCCATTCCATAGCATCTTCTGTTAATCTTTTCTGCTGCAATTATTGTAGATCCGCTTCCCAGAAATAGATCCAGTATGATCTCGTCATCTTTTGTAGTATTTAATGCTGCCTTTACACATAAATCTACTGGTTTTTGTGTTGGATGTACATAAAATATCGCACTGTCCTTCTTTATTTCCCAGCAGGTTGATTCATCTGCTATTGTGTTTAATATATTTATTAAATCTTTTTTCTTTAGTTTTGTCAGGTCTATTGTTTCGTTTCGTAGTATAGTTTTGTTCTTTCTGTCGCCATACCATACATTGTTGTTTCCTTCTTTCCTGGCATAAAATAGCGGCTCGTGCATCCAGTGATAGTCTGATCTTCCCAGCTTCATTCCTTTGTTCCATATTAATTGCTGCTTTACTTCAAATGAACAATCCTGGAGTGCTGTTTCAAATATGACCTGGTTTATGCTTGCGTGCCATACATATACTGCTGGATTGTTTTTGCTGTAATCATAGCAGTTTTGAAAGCTATTTTTTAATAAGTGGTATAATGAGTCATTTCTTAAGTCATCATTTTTTATCATGTCCCATTTTGTGCCTTTACCATTGTCCACTCCTGTGTATGATACTCCATACGGTGGATCTGTAAAAATCATATCAGCTTTTAAGCCGTTCATAAGTTTTTTTACATCTGCTTCGTTTGTTGAGTCTCCGCAGTATAGTCTGTGTTTGCCTAATTTCCAGAGGTCGCCTTCTTTACATGTTGCTTTTTCTGGTATTGGCACTTCGTCATCATCAATGTTGCCTGTTTTTTCTTCTTCTGGCACTTGGAGTTCTTCTCTACTAAATCCCCAATCTAACAGTTCGCCAACATCAAAGTTATTTGCTAAAGCATCCCAGTCCCAGTCTCCTGTGTTTTTGTTCAGCCTTACATTAAGTTCTTTTTCTTTTTCAATGTTGAGGTCAATTTCAAAGCAGGGAACTTCTTTTATTCCCATCTTATTTGCTACTTTAACTCGTTGATGTCCACCTATAATTATGTTTTTTCTGTCTGGATTACTGTTAATTATAACAGGATCTACAAATCCGAACTCTTTTAGTGATTCTTTGAGTGTTGTAAATTGGTCTTTTGATAGTTGTCTTGGATTATAATCCGCCTGGATTAAATCACTGATCTTGAAGTTTTTAATTTTCATTGTTTTAGCTGCAGCCAAACTATCCCCCCATATTGAAGGTTATTTATTCGTAAAAACGAAGTTAGGGAGTTATCCCTCTACTATATAGGGCAAAAAGTTTACAAATAACCCTTATTAAAGTCTTATAATAACTGTAAGTGTAGATATTGTTGAAGAAATTAATTTATTTAGGACTACAAAAAAGCCGCTGAAAAAGCGGCTCTTCTGACTTAACTGATATTAAGAGGTAGTATATTATTATATTAGTTTTTCTTTTTTAAGAACTTCGTCTGAATCAATATCTAACATTCCCAATATTAATTCATAAGTATCAAGTTTAGTGCTTAACCTTTTTTCATATGTAGTTTCATAACCTTGACTGCTTGTTAGTTT